CATTGGGGGGCGGCGACCACATCGAAAGATGTGCGCATATCGCGACTATCCCACGCCTACCTGCCGCTCAAGTGGTTGATCAACCACAATCACGGGTACGTAAGCGTGCCTTGCTCTCTTCTGCTCGCTTCCATTGTTGGTTGAGTACAATGGTGGAAGCCCTGAAAGCGATCATAATAGTTTAGTCTATTATGATGAACATGGATATACCATGTTCGTTCAAGGCAGAGCAGTCGTATCCCGCCTTTCATTTTAAAGGGGTGCGTATCGGCTTATGCACTTGTGCATAAGCCAAGCACGCCTCGCGAATGTAGGTGGTACAGAGCAGGAAGCGAACCTTTCCCCCATATCTCAGGAGGCTGTAATGCTATCAAAGGACAGTAAAGGCAGTATTACGAAGTCTAGGAGTAATCAACACCCTAACCTTAGGTTGTTGGATGCCGGTTATCAAACTTTTTATGATTTCCGGTCTCCCTTGACGACGTACTACAGCTACTATCCTGATCCCGCAGGCTTATCGTACTCTGAAGAGTCGATAACTTATGACACTGGGATGGCGTACTTTAAGAACGTCACCCATGTGAAAACTGTGAGATCAATGCAGGATGCGCCCAGGTACTGGATTAACCAGACCTTTCCGGGCACTACATCCCCGAATTACAGCACATACCGTACGCCTTATTGGGTGGCCGTCTTAACAAGCGGCAATCTCCCAGGCTATCCCGGTAATCCTGAGTTAGGCACCACTCCTGTGAATCTTACTGATTTACAGGGTGCTCTAGCGCGTGCGCATAGGAATATGCTACCGCGCATGGAGGACATCGTGGGAGGTATGAACTTTGTTAATTTTGTCCTAGAATTAAAGGACATTAAGCGCATGTTCAACCTCTGGAAAGGCTCGATCGGAGTCCTTAAGAACCTGTCAGCGGGCGTATTGAATGTTTCATACGCCTGGCAGCCCTTCATCCGTGATGTTGAAGCGATGTTCCATGGGTATCTACGCATGGATTCATACCTTCAACGCTGGAATGAGGATGCTAAGAATGGGGTAATTTACACCCGTCATGCTGACATAACCGCAGACGTTTGGCAGACTGACAACAGTATGGAGTCGAATATCACCGATTCCACCTGGGCCACTTTTCTTAATGGCCACCAGTCAAAGTTCAGACGTATACGGTCACTTAAGGAGGAAGTGGTGGTCAAAGCGACTATGGCTTTTAAACCAAATCGCATAGACCTCTCCGGCATCAACCATCTGAGGGCACATTTAGATGTCCTCGGGATTGGCGATCCGCTTTCCATTATTTGGGAAGCGGTACCCTTCTCATTCGTGGTTGATTACTTCCTGAGCGTGGGCCGATTCTTGAAGCAGTTCGACACTGACTTCTTGGTGACGCCCGTGACCTTGGTGGACTTCGGCTATTCGGTTAAGAGTAGCCAAAAGTACACCCTCCAAGTCAACCGCATAGTGAAAAGAGTATCGAATGGTTCGATCTCTGAGTATGCTGGCGGCCTGGGATTTTACGAGCATAGCTCTTATGTTCGTAGAAGAACAGGACTACCACCCCTTCCAATGGGGGGTAAGCCTAAGGATGTAGACCTGGGCCTACTGCAGTTCCACTGGCCTTCGTTAAGGCAAGCGTTTCTGCTGGTAAACCTCGCCAACGTCCTTCGACGTTGAAGCGACTACAATTTAACCCTTAGTCAAGGAGTCCAGAGCTATGAGCTTTACGGACCGTTTGACGCTGCATGATGCAGCTGCTGCAACCCAGGACTATGATTTAGTCGCACAGGATATGCAGAAAAATTCGTCTTCGTCCGTTCGGCGCGACGGTACCCGGGATCTCGATAAGCCTATGGGCATTACAATCGCCCATACCTTAAACAAGACCGGTACCAAAGTCGACACCGTGGTCTACATTGAGCGCACCGAAGTTGGGAGTGACACTGTTACTCTCGGCAATGGTCGTGTTCAGATGAAGATCAGTTACGCGGTCGGAGTCATCACAGCGGATCACATCAAGGAAATGATAAAGGAGCTCGTAGAGTTCATCGTTTCGAACAATACGTTCACCTTTACCACGACCAACGTGGATAAGCTGTTGAACCGAGAAGGTTAGAAACACACCTTTGAGGTTATGTTTCGGTTCTTTTGCGCATAGTATGGACTCGAAGGATTCCCAAGATGAAAAAGTATTCTCCTGGTAGTCTATGGAGTCTTACACCTATCTGGTGTAACTTGGCAAAAGATCTCGGTGTTAAACAGACGTATCAAGACGAGTTCGAACAACGCGTCTTGAGCGAGGGATGGAAGTTCCTGACCGTTACCCTACCACAATTGGGTAAGGATTTAGATCAGGCACTCATCACTGGTGAGCAGTTTCAATTGACTGCCCGCTTTAAGAAGAAATCGGGCTCTGCCTTGCCATTGTTCTTGAATAACATGTTTCGTCATGTTTTCTCGAATCACGGCTGGCTGAGGCACGATGCTTCTCCTCGCCACATCAAACTTATACGTCAGTTAACCCTGATGTTCTACAAACTGGAGGTCCAGTATGAAGAAAATCTCCTTAGTCGTTACTATAACGACTATATTGATCGTGATAGCTCTCTTACTTCCCCATTACCTAATGTGGAAGTTTCAAGCAGAATGCTTGAAAACGCGAGAGCGTACCTTTCTTTCGTCCTACCATCGTCCGACGGTAGTACCCGAAAATTGGTACCACGCCATGGTCCTGGAGCGACAGCCTGTCGCACAGTTCCATGGGACAAGTATCACAAGGCCCCGAGGTTTATTCAAAAACTTAATGAGGTTTTTGATTACTCTGAGACATTTTTCTTCAATGCAACCCACCTCGCAGATGAGCTGGATAAGCTCTTGGAGAGTGGCGATCTGGACCAACCCGTTGCGCGTATCACTGCTGTCCCAAAAGATAGCCGTGGCCCTAGGCTCATTTGCATGGAACCTAGGGAAATGCAGTACGTACAACAGGGGCTGATGCAGCTACTCTACAACATTGTAGAGAGCCATCCTATAACCAAAGGTTTCGTAAACTTTACGAACCAGGAGGTTAACAAAAATCTAGCGAGGAAAGCTTCAATAAACAAGGAGCTCTCCACAATAGATCTTAAGGATGCATCAGACAGGGTGCGGTGGGACCTAGTCCAGGCCCTTTTCCCAGAAAACTGGGTTCGCGCTCTTGGAGCGTGCCGCACTGAATGGGTTGCCTTCCCAAAAAAGACGGGCATACCAAATTATGGACCCTTACTGAAGTTTGCTTCAATGGGTTCCGCGGTATGTTTTCCCGTAGAAGCCCTAGTATTTTGGGCTATCTTAAAGGGGAATCTCCCATGTGATGTGTACGTCTACGGTGACGACATAATAGTCCCTTCGGCGTGGTATTCACGCGCATGTGCTTTACTTGAGGCATTTGACCTTAAAGTAAACCTAAATAAAAGCTGCCATAAGACAAACTTTCGTGAGTCTTGTGGTGGCGATTATTTTAAGGGGTACGACGTTGGTTACGTCAAGTACCGCAAAGAGGGGCTACACGGTCTGAGCTCACACCTCTCCTTCGTTGGCTTCGTAAATGAAGTCATCGATGCATTCGGTGAGCCTGCTGCGGACCTATTAATGCGTTATGGAGATACGTGGTATGAATACCCGCACTTCAGGACGCTAGAACAGGTTCCGCTCACGTACAGATGTAGTCATAAGTCTCTAAACGACGTCTTCTTTCGGAGAAGATGGAATAGAGACCTACAAAAGTACGAGTATAGGATACCGATTGTTAAATCCAGGATCGTTAGGAAAAGATCGCATCCAAAGTTTCACTGGTGTGAATTACTAAGGAAGCACTTAACCGGAGATTCTGAATCCCGAGTGGGTGAGTACGCTGATGGCCACAGCATCGTAAAAGAGGCTTGGAGGGGGGACATTTAGTTCCTCCAGGTAGTCGCAGTGTACAACTGTGATGAAAGAGGTACGGTGACTTTGCATCGTATCAACCAGTACGAAGC